ACCAAGACTATATGTGTCAATGGGAAAGTGTTGCTGACATGTTCTATTACAGTTGGGACAAGAACAAGTACACTAAAGATGTTGTAGATAAAGGTGGTGATTTGTATACATTCCATGACTTTAATAAGCGTGTAATGTGTGCGACAGTTGCCCAAGTAACAAAAGCTGGAGACAATAACGGCACTATAGAGATATTAAAGAGTTACGCTATCAATGATTGTAGCACAGAAGGATTAGCAGAAGCGATACGACTAGACTTCCCAAAGCGTAGAATCAACAGTATTATTGACATGAGTGGTACACAAGTCAATAGAGATACTACAAGTCCATTCGGCGTAACAGACAGAATTATTTTAGAGAAGTATGGCTTTACAATTGTTAATAATCGTAAGAGTAATCCATTGATTGCTGATACAGACAATACAAGTAATGCGTTTATCAATCGTGGTGGATTGATAGTTAAGCCAGACGACAGATTTTTATTAGAAGCATTGCAAACATATCATTATGAAGATGGTACACGCAAGAAGTTAGTAAAATACACCGAGCAAAAGTATGCTCACATAGATGGATTGGGCGATTGTATACGCTATGGAATACATTATCTTTTCCCAATCACTCATCATTCAGTAGGTATAAAAGAGTATGTAGGTATGGATCAACGACTTAGCAGACAAGGTAATCCTGGCTTACAACACATGCCTGAAAGCCCGTTGTATCCTGGTGGACCAACATGGGAAGAGATTATGAATGGTGAAGAAGAACAAGATTTTATGACATGGGAATAACAAATGAACAATATTGACAGAGTAACAAGTTACAAGCAAGCGAATAGTAAATGGGAACTCTTTAATGAATCTAGTGGTAGAATAACAGGAGTAATCTATATAGGTAACAACTACGCAAAAGCAAATGATTATTATGGAGGATATCAAGGTAATTACTTAAAACGAATTGCCGCATTGTTTCCAGATAAAAAATCAATTGCTCATTTATATGCTGGGCAAGCAGATATAAAAGATTTACCCGGACAAAAGTATGATATTAATCCACAAAGTTCAGATACATTATATGCTGACGCTAGGGAAATGAGCAAACACGCAATAGCACAGCATGATTTATGGGTTTGTGATCCACCATATGGTGAAGAACGATTAAAGCAATATCAGGAACGATACAATTGCCCGGCTGATAGTTTGAATATTAAAAAAGTGTTCAATGAATTGTATAAAGCAAGTGCACCTAAAGCTCACATCGTTTGGTTAGATTGGCAAAGACCTTTTTATAAAAATACTGAATGGCTAGAAGTTGGTGCCGTACTGTACAGAGGATCAACTGGACATAAAGATAGAAGCATTTCAATTTATGAAAGAGCAGATTAATATGGCAAAAACGGGACCGAAAATTGGCACTAGACAACCACTAGATGAACGAATAGAAAGATTATCAACTGTAGATCCTATCACAGGATGTTGGGTATGGCAAGCCGCTAAAAACAAACTTGGCTATTCACTAATGCGTGATACAACTAATATGCGTATGCGTACTGGACATAGAATGAGTTATGAGTTCTATAACAATACAATAATACCACCAGGCATGTGCGTATGCCATACATGCGACAATCCAAGTTGCGTTAATCCTAAACATCTATGGCTAGGTACACGCAAACAAAACTCTGCTGATATGGAGAATAAAGGTCGTCAAATGTATTGGGGACATAAATCTATGGTAGGTGTACCAAGACCTAAAAAAACATGTAAGTATTGTGGCGTAACACAAGCTGATACTAGTATAGGTAGAAATCACGGTGATAAATGCAAATCAAAAATTTAAGCATAAATAGATTATGCACCATACATCAAAAGATTTCGCCTCGGGCAATATAAAGAGACACAACAATGCACAATAACCGCGATTTATTAAAACGAAACCCAGTGTACGATAACATTTATTTACAGATGTTATCATATCAATACGCATATCTTGGTGGCATCACCTTCAAGCAAGCTGTACGCAAGAAAAGACCTAGCGAAGATAGTACATTGTACCTAGACTTAGTAGCTAACACAGTAGCACAGCCTATATGTCGTTACATTGTAGACACTATCAATGATGTATTGTTTGAGCCAGGCATCAAACGCAATTTACAATTCTGTACACCACAAGGTAAACACATTGCTCCTGAGACTAATGAATGGATTGATTTGTTTCAGTTAGACAGTGACTTAACTAATCGTTCAATGAATGGTTTTATGGAAGGTGTAGGAGATTTAACAAGTATATTTGGGCATTGTTGGGTCGCAGTTGACATGCCCCAAGCAACAGAAGGGAATCTTGGCAGACCTTATGTGTGTGCCATTAGCCCATTGGATGTATGGGACTGGGAGTTTGACTATTACGGTGGTCGCCCATTGCTCAAATATGTTAAAATTAAAGAGATGGAAGAAGTAGATTGTTATTACATCAAATGTTACTATTTGGGTGACGCAGTAACTCCAAGCTACTGGCATAGTTACAAGGTTCAGAAAGGTCCTGGTAAGGAAAATCAACCAGCAGAACAAATAGGTGAAGGTACGTACCCAGCTGGCATGAGTTTGCCAGTATTCATTGCTTATGGTCGCAGAGATCCTAGAACAATGGAATGTGGCGTAAGCGATATTGATAGTGCTAGTGACGCACAAAAAGAATATTACAAATTAGAATGCGAAAAGTATACAGCATTACAGTTTGCTCACACAATCATTCGTGCTGATAAAGGCATTAGTGTCCCAGTACACGCAGGTGCTATCGTTCGTGCCAATGAAGGACAGATTGAAGCTATCGCAATTGATACAGGTGATGTAGACGCAATTATTAGAACACAAGATAATTTATTAGAACAGATAGAAGCATTGACTGGCTTAGGTGGCTTACGCACAAGTAAGAACCAAATAGCGTCAGGTGTAGCTATCATTGAAGAACGCAAACAACTACATAGAACGGCTAAAGCTAAAGCTAGATTGATGGAAGTTACAGAAGAAATGATTTACACTTATGCCGCACGTTTTATGGATCAGCGTTGGGCAGGTGAAGTACACTATAACACTGACTATGAAGCACACGATACTAACTATCGTATGGCATTGATAAGCAAAGCTAATGAACTAGTTGGCGACAATGAAATCGTTAAGTCATTAATTACAAAAGAAATCATTGCATTGCTATCACCTTCTGAAGATATACCAGAATACGAACAAGTGTTTATCAATACTATTCCAGATAGTCAGTTAAAAGCATTGATGCAAGAAAACAATGATGAAGTATTAAGCAGAGATTTAGCACCTTCAATGATACCTGCACACGAAAATTACGGTGAAGATGAAGATGGTAAAGAGGAAGCTGAATATGATAATGAGAATGGAATACCAGACAACACTAGTATATTAGGTGGTGCGGGTACTCCAGTTACAGATGTAGGATTAACCTACTATCCAAATCAAGTAGCACCTGCATTATTAATAGGTGGTACAGCAGGTAGATAATACTACCTATAAACTAATTGTAATAAATACAATACAAACTCGGTGATAACGTAAAATCAGAAAAAAATTAAATGGAACAACAATCTTTCGTTGGCAACGACAGCCAGACTAATACTAACCAGTCAGTGGAAACACAAGAAGGTGGTAACGAGCAAGTGAATGCTGGTGCTATTCGTAAGAGTACTACACAAGGTTTATTGACTGCCCTTAGCAATGCTAGTGGCACCAATTTTACTAGTGTAGAAGATGCTCTTGCTTATATCGCTAGAACAAGTGCTCAACAACTCGTTGGCAACGCACAGCCAGTGGAGCAACCAAAAATACAGCAAACGTCCGCACGTGTTACAACTAACGACTTGCATGAACGCTTTAATGAACTATCACAAAATCTTGCACGAAAAGAGCAAGCATTGCGTGAGAAGGAACTTGATAGCGATATTCAGCGAGCAATGGGTGACAAGTTTGACAGTGATTTGATTGATTACGCCTTGAATAAAGTTAAGAACAATATTCAATGGAACGATGATGGCACATATGCTATCGTCAATCAAAAAGGTCAAGAGCGTTATGGTAGCGATGGTATGCCACTTAGTATCCAAGGATTGGTACAAGAAGTAGCTCAGGGTAATCCTAAGTTATTAAGACAGAGCAATTCCAATTCTGGATCTGGATTGAGACCTGGACAAGGTAGTTTTACTGGTGCGTTAGAAGAAACCATTCCAGATTATTCACGTGACCCTGCCGCATTCAATGCGTGGGCAAATAAGAATGGTCTAGGTAAAGGTGTCGGACTGAAAGGTCTAGGCGTATCAGCAACAGTATCTAATTCAACTCGCAAGGTGCTCTGAAGCCAACAAAATTTAATTTAAGGAAAATATAATGGCATATACATTAGGCGGC